TGGAATATCTGCTACCGTGGGTGCGGCTCCTCCCGCCCAAGCAATTACAAATGTGCCACCACTACTTATTCCGGTACGTGCTACTGTATCTTTTATATCATATGTATTACCAGATGGTACTGTAATTTGAGAAATATCTGCCATTTAAATCACTCCCTCATGAACGATTGAATATCAAGACTTCATCGCTGATATCACAATTTAATTTATTATTCCAAAAAGTACGTTCGGTACTTGTTATATGCTTTTCACTATCATTTATATGAGCATTTAGTTCATTACGAATGGCCGCGGCTACATCATCACCTACAAATGGTAAGTCTGCTACATAAGCCTATCCATCACTAATTTTAATTCCAGGAACTGTAACTGTAGTATTATCAACAGTATATGTTCCTCTATCTGTATATATAATTATTGTACCTAATGGTGCAATATAATTAGTACGAGCTTGCCATTCTAATGTACTACCGATCAGGATATTTTGTCCGCCAATATCTCCCATGATATTCCAATGTTGGCCATCGTATATAAAAGTATAGATATTATTGGCTGTTAGCATATTAGAATCAATTGCGTCACTATTGTAATATATACCTTTTGCTCCAGTATTATTAACATTTAATGTAGCATTTGCAACAACTTCGTTTATTTTAATAAAAACATATGCTCCAGTAATTAACACAAAATCACTAATATCGGCTGTAAGTGCGCTACTTGTACCACCTGCAACAGCAAATAATTTAGGTTCAATTAAATAATTAATTTCATTATCTAATTGTATTGTATGTATATATCCCATTTATTTCACCACCTTAAGGAACTACTACAGTTATTGGAGTAGCCGTTAATGTTGGCATTACTCCTGCATTAATTACATTAGGAATACTTTTTCTTATTCTACCAAGCTATGGCGTCTG